TAGTCCATTTTCATCTGTCCATCCTTATCCTGTGTCCACATCTTGGCCGCGTACCGTTTCTTGGAATACAGGATGTAGGGCCAGTAGACCTTTTCCAGCTCTAGGTTCTTGGGCTTCTTGAACATATGGTTACATAACTCCGCTGCTTGCTCACCCAACTTCCAACTATAGTCCAGAGCCTCCCGTCCCACCCTACCTCCACAGTCAAACTCTACCATGACTGAATCGGTGTTGTGGACAATCAGACAACCATGACCGGCGTGGAAGTGATGATTGTCGGTAGTTAGGTCATATACATATTGCGACGTAGATCCGCAGTTTTCGATAAACGCGACTGTACTATCAATGTCAGAATACCCACATGGAAGTTTGTTAACCAACAACTTTGGCGGATTATTAATATTTATATCATTTGGAGTGATTGGCTTTCCAGTTACATCAAGTAGTGAATGATCACTTGTAACTTTTACCCAACTTCCACCAACCGTTGTTACTTTTAATATTTCTTTGTTTGTAAAATGACGTATAACACGGTGAACCTTCGTCCATCCTGTATCACTCCACGAATATGTGTTATCAAGTTCCATTGATTCTTTTTCACTGTCGTGTGTTTTGATCCACGTTCCGCAAAATTCACTTGGAGTGATCTTGGTTATATTCCCATTTATCATTACAACCATGGGAGTATCTCCGGTAACCGAATCCCCGTACCTCACCTTAGATCCCGGGAATTCCCGCTCCACCAACTCCTTCGTCTGCTCAATCATATGGCGTCCCTCACATGTAACGGTGGCCGCGATCGGAACGCATGGCAACATCCCCCGACTCGCACCGGTAAAACCATACACAGAATTCATAGAGACCTTATAGGCCAGCTGCTTACCGTTGAAAACGTCCTTCATCTGTCCTGTTGCCTTCGCCATGTCCCGCTTGGCCTGCTTGCGGAAAGCCTTCAGCTCCTCAAGGATACCAGGGATCAAACTCGGAACATCCTGTGCGAACTTGTGGGTCTTACCGTCAATCTCAAAGCTCTCGTACGTGACGCCTGGTAGATCATCATAACGGGGATCCAGAACCAAAGTGGAGTAACAAAGATTGTGGGCCATCATAATAGAAGGATACAGTCCCTCAAAATCCAAGGCTGTGATCGGAGTATAATAGGCCCCCTTCTGTGCGTCCAAAACTGTGGCACCCTCGTACTGCTCCGGAGCAATCTTTCCCCAACGGATCGTGGGAACCATGAACCCTTTCTGGCGGGCTGCGCGGGTAATCTGACTGAACACCTTGATCTGCTGACCCCGCTCAGCCAGATAGTGGATCGGAACCCATGTGGCCTTTGCCATCTCCAGCAGATTCAGAAGGACACATAGCTTGTCCATGAGTCGATGAGGAAGGACAGTGTCCTTGATACAGTACTCAGCAACTTCGGAAAGCTCCTTCGGGTCCTCGCGACGGTACCGCGCAAACATCTCTTTGGGACTCATATCAATCTTGTGGTCACCCAGGTACATACCGGCCACGTAGTCCAGGCGGTACGAGTCCAACTTCTTCTCACGCTTGACCTCATGGAACAGATCAAACGTGAACCGCCCCGCCATGGGTAACAGCTTCAGTACATTATCACCCAAAGCACTTGAGGACAATTTCTTGTAGACCATATCTGACTGAACATCCTTTAGCTTTCCCAGGTAACAGAACTCTTCCAGACAGTAATTCTGTGCTGCTCGTTTGTACAAGTACTCCAGATCAAACCCGAATATATTCCAGCCGGTCAGAATGTCAATGTCATTCTTGATGAAGTAGTCCCTCGTGGCCATCAAGAGTTTCTTCTCCGAGTCAAATGAAATCACGTTGGAACCCTCGATGGGGTCGGTCTTCTTATAACACAGACAGGTCCGATCGTAGATGTCAGTCTCACCCTGACGCTTGAGAGTGAACGCCACCTGGAACACCGCATCGTCTTCGACGTCGGCATCCGGAAACTTACCAGTGGAACTATAGGTCTCGATATCAAAGGACGCCACCACAAAAGGAGCCACGTCGTTGCGATCCACTGGTTTCAAAGTCCTCCAGTCGTTACAGAACATGTCCACATCACAGTGACTCAGGTTGGCCCGCACACAAGAATCACCGGTATCCATCCATCCAGTCGATTGGATTCCTGTGCGATGCATGAACCGGAGCACGGGATCCAAGTTGGATTCGTAAACCTTCGGAGGGTACGATTCATCCTTCAGTGGTTTGCGGAGCTTGCTGTCGCACCGGCGCATCTTCTCCATGGACACAAAGTTCAACTTCATAAAAGGAAAACTCTCATTGTTCTGGAACCCCCAAAGATCCTTAGACCTTAGGATCTCATAGGACTCCGGACCCTCGCCAATCTTCTGCCATGTCAACTTCAGGGACGTTTCAGTTGAGTTCTTGGGCAACTTGATGAAGAAGTACGGTTTGAAAGCGGTGGTAACGCAGACCGACTTGCCTTCCTCTGAACGCCCAAAGATGCTTATAAGGTATTCACCGTCAACATCTCTGGCTTCCCAATTGAGAACCTGGAATACGACCATGGTTACCTGTTTATATTATAGGGATCGTTGTCTCTATTCTTGTGTGAGTGCCACCAAAATAAACTTAGATAGTATACACCCACAGCAACATGTGTCGCCATCCATAAAATATAATATACCCCAATAGTAAATGTCTGGAGCATTAGTTGATCTTGTTGCCAAGGGTGTCCAGGACGCCTATCTAACCGGTAGGCCAGAGGTGTCCTTCTTCCGCCAGAACTATAAGCGTCACACGAACTTTTCCATGAAGCCTGTCCGGTTGGATCCCATGGGTACAATTGCCAGCAATAGCGAAATTACTCTTAAGATCCCCAACAAGGGTGACCTGCTGAGTTACGTGTGGATGGATCTTGGTACCTCTACCACTATCGGTGGTAATGGTATTCGTGCTGATACGTCAAACCCCGCGGTTTTCGAGCTGTACATAGGTGGTCAGTTTGTGGATCGTCAGGATGCCACCTTTATGTCTCTCCACTGGCATAAGTTCTTGGTAGACTCTGGTGCGAAGGCTATGGCTATAATAACAAATAACCCTAATGATGTAACCATTAGAACTAATGTACTCGAATCCACAATACTTCCCCTACATTTCTCATTCTGCGACGGCTTCCCACTTCCGCTGGTCGCCCTTCAGTACCACGAGGTTGAGATCCGTGTGAAGTTTGCCGAAGGTAATCCGGGTAATGTTAAGTTTTATGCTAACTATATTATGCTTGACACCGATGAGAGAGAATACTTTGCTAGTAAGGAACACGAGATGCTTATCGAGCAGGTACAGCGTCTTCCGATGACCAGTGGTTCGGGAGTTGCCCCTGTATTTGACCTCAGTCTGCTCAACCACCCGGTGAAATCTCTTCATTGGACAGATCCGAGCGTTGCGTCATACGACACCGGTGATGTGATGATTTATCTCAATGGTACACAACTGTTCGATAACCCAATGCCCGATAAGTACTTTACATACATACAGGGGTATTATCATTCCGAACACGCGTCTGAGCTTCTTAAGGGATCCAGTTCGGGGGGCGGTGGTCTCAAGATGTACTCGTTCGCTCAGAAGGCGTCCAAGCACGTCCCTACGGGTACCTGTAACTTCTCTCGCCTTGATAACGCCGAGATGAAGATATCCGGGGCCACGTCTAGTACCAACGTGATCCTTCACGCTGTGAACTTTAATGTCCTCAGAATAAAGAACGGCATGGCCGGTGTTGCGTTTAGCAATTAAATATACCTAAAGTGTATGAATGAGTGTACCAACCCAGGCTGATGTTAACAAGTACGAACAACTCATTCGAAACTTCCAAAACCTACCCCGCGCGGGTTCCAGTATGAGCGCAAACGCTCGCAGAAATAGCAATAAAACTGTGGTCATTAAAAGGTACAATAAATCAGCAAATGCCGGTCGTGAGTTTGATATCCATAGTATGATCTACAGATTCCCTGCGGCTAATATATACATGGTAAAGCCACTGTATAGACGTAATTCGTACTTTGTTCAGGAGTATCAGCCAAAGATGCTGGACACTCTGGATGTGTTTATCAGCAAAATAAAACGAAGCAATAAGTTTAATTTAGATAAAAGTCGTGAAATATTCAAAGATATTCTCAATCAAATAAAGACTATTGTGAAGTTTCTAAAGTCCTATGGTGTGAGTCACAATGACCTTCACCTTGGAAACTTTATAGTGTACAGAAAGGGTAAGAAGTTCGGAGTAAAGGTGATCGATTTTGGGAAGGCTATACTTGCCGACAATAGAACACAACTTTCTCAAATCAATATAGAGGGTCTCGCAATATTTGGACAGTACGCAGATACCGGATGGTTAATAGAAAATGCTCCGATGACACGGTCGGTTATTCCTCGGTATCAGTTCAATGCCATGGTTAATGACGCACTCAAAGCTAAAACCAAGAGAAACGGAAACCGCGCACCTCTCAGCGAGATCCAGCCACAGATGCGTACAAATAACGCTTCACCTAAAAAGAAGATACAGTATCATTCTCCATAAGCAATCTAGCAAGCTTATCAACCTCTTCCCAATTATTTCTCAGGTCATCCATAACGTCGTCGTAGGCCTTATTGATGACTCTGTACGCTTCCTGATCGATATGCGCTCTTGTGGCTTCGCTCGTTTTTTCATTTGGTACGAGCTTTCCAACATTGGTGAATCCAAACTGTTCTATGGACTTATACACCAAATCAGTCGCCATCTTAAAATCACTAGAAGCCCCGGTGGTCACCTTATCCAGGTTCTTATACAGAAGCTCCTCCGCCGCTCTGCCACCCAAAGCGATCTTTATCTGATTGTTTATGTACCCACGGGTTACCATACCCATTTCTTCCTTTGGTATGAATTGGGTAAACCCTCCGGCTCTACCACGTGGTAGGATGGTCACCTTTCCAACCTTCTCACCTGCCAGCTTCCCCATGATCGCATGACCGGCCTCGTGGTAGGCCACGAGCTTCTTCATTTCCTCTGTGTACACCGTATTATTGGGGAGTCCTATGGTTATCTTCTCATAGGCATTCTCAATATCAATCTGACTGATATGGGTCCTCTTCTCTCTGGCTGCGTAAATGGCCGCTTCGTTCAATAAGTTTTTGAGATCAGCCCCACTGAATCCAGTGGTAAGACTGGCCAGGTTACCCATTTGGACGTCGTTCTCAAATCTCTTATTGGTGGAGTGAACCATAAGAATCTTCTCGCGGTTGTTTTTGTCCGGTAGACCCACCTCGATCTTGCGATCAAACCGACCCGGGCGGAGGACAGCTGGGTCCAGGACGTCTATCCGGTTTGTGGCACCCAGAATGATGACCCCTGAATCCTCGTCGAATCCATCCATCTCTGTGAGCAATTGATTAAGGGTCTGTTCGCGTTCGTCGTTACCACCGGAGAATGAACCCGACCCGCGATTCTTAGCAATGGCATCTAATTCGTCAATAAATATTATACAGGGTGATCGCTTGCGGGCGGTTTCAAATAACCCTCGGACTCTCGCAGCCCCCAGACCCACGAAAAGTTCTATGAACTGGGAAGCACTACAGGATATGAAAGGAACCCCCGCCTCGCCAGCTATGGCTCTGGCGATCAGCGTCTTACCGGTGCCAGGTGGTCCGGTGAGCAGACACCCCCGCGGGACGACCGCACCGGCCTGAATGTAATCCTCGGGTGCTTTGAGGAAGTCCACAATCTCCTTCACCTCCCGCAGTTCGGAGTCCACGCCGGCCACATCCGTAAATCTGGTCTTGATGTCCTCGACAACCTCCACGTCCTTCTTAAGACCGGGTAGGGATGGCATGGAACCCGGGGGACCACGGGACATGAGGAAAAACAGGAAACCGGTAGCCAATAAAAATGGAAACACCGAGCCCACGATGTCCGGAGGGGGTGGTGAGATCCGTATATTAACCGCGTGTTCCGTCAGGTCATGTATAAGGGAGTCATTTATAATAACCCTCGCAGTGTCAATAACTCCATCTGTATCCATGAAACTTATTTCGGGTGTATTGGGAAATATCTGAACATCTGTAACCTGGTCAGCTTGAACCTTTGACAGAAAATCTGAATATATAGTGGCTCTGGTCCGAATACGCGCACGGGGACGATGAGTAATCTTGGAAACCACACGACTGGTGATCATTTCCATGTGTGGTCATTTTTTATTTTGTATAAAGACGAGCCGCGTGTAATATACAGATATGGAGCCATTGAAGGTAAAGCTTCTCACGGTCGATGCCAAGCTCCCAACCCGTGGATCTTCGGGGGCCGTGGGGTATGATCTTCATTGCTCAGTTGATTTTAATCTTGACGGTCTCAACCATATATGTGTCCCTACTGGGATATCTTGCCAGATGCCTCAAGGAGTCTACGGACGTGTAGCCCCTCGATCTGGGTTGGCCGTGAAGCACGGTGTACACATTCTAGCTGGTGTGATTGATCCAGATTATACAGGAGAGATCAAGGTTCTCATGTGTAGTCTGAACGGTAGTACCAAGAGGTTTCAGAAGGGTGATCGTATCGCGCAGCTTATTTTGGAGAGGTGCGAGGTACCACCGGTTGTGGAGGTTGACTATTTGTCTGACACTGATCGCGGTGCTGACGGTTTTGGATCAACTGGGCTTTGAGTCTGATGTGCTTCGTGTTTATAATGGGCAACTTTTGTTACGCTCGACCTGTGAGAATTCAATGTCCTGACTTTCCCCAGTTCGAACCCGTCCGATTGCCGATGACATACACTGGAAGGCGTCCTTCACACACCCTGTATCAAACGTAAGGGCGCCTCCTTTACCTATCCCCAGACCATCAGCCACATGGATGGCATCCTGGTTGGCCCCCATGAAGATAAACTTCCACCCTTCGGTCTTCTTCTGATCAATCAGTTCGTTGATGCGGTCCTTCGAATACACGACACTGGTATTCTCTTCACCATCTGTTAGGATGACCATAGTAATGCTTTCGGATGTACAATTGGAGGCGACCTCGATAGCACTCCCGATGGCATCCAGGAGAGACGTCGATCCACTAGGGCGGTACGTTACCGAATCCAGGGGTTTGATGTCCTGAGGCTTTTGACACCGGTACAATTCATGGACTCCATGATTGAATAGGAAGGTTGTGATAAGAGCTTCGGGTGGTTGGTCATTAATGAACAGATTGAACCCTCCAACTGTATCGTTGAGGCACGTGGCCATGGAACCCGAACGGTCGATCACACAAAAGATGGACTCCATATTTACCTTCATAAAGTTTTACATCTTTATGATAACAAAGATGTCCCATCAGGACTGGAAAGAAATTAATATTGGAAATCCTAAGAAGCGTCAGACCGAAGCTGTACGGAGGAACCAACACCACGGTGTAAAGGAGGTTGATATGGATGAGAACCGGATCAAGATGGTGAGTCCTCAGCTCAGAAAAGCATTCGAACAGGCTCGGGTGAATTCTATCGACCCACAGACTGAGCGGTGCTACACGCACGATAAATTGGCCAAGATGATCAACGGAGACCCGAAGGTTATTAAGCAGCTCGAGAGTGGTAAGTTATCAGAAAAGGAAGCCAAGCAGGTTATCCTCAAAGTGGAGAAGGTCCTTCGGGTTAAGATTTTAGGAGTGTCCAGTAGCCACCCTTGATATAGTATACATTCGTGAATCCGAACCCGCGGATCTTCTCGGCTGCCGCTCTGGCCCTCTGACCGGTGTTACAGTACACCAGGATACCCGTGTTGTATGGAGTGTACACAAACTTACCGGGGGTCAGAGATCCAGATGGTATATGTCTGGCTCCTTTATAGTGACCCAATTTCCACTCAGTCAGAGTGCGCACATCCACGACCGTACCAATCTCACCGGTCCGTATCATGCGTCGAGCCATCTCGGATGTTATGAGACCCTTACCCATGGAAGAATACGCATACAGAACAACTAACGTCGCACTAAGGAATATAAAAAATTTGTTGCTCATTATTATAAATGTATAAGATTGTTTTTCTCCTCGTTAATGCGCTCTACCTTGTGTCCGCCGCCCGTCTGAATGCGATGCTCATGGGTGGCGACCGTGACGAGTACGGCTGTATCCAGTCCGCGGGGTACTCGTGGTGTAACGAGACGGATACCTGCGTGTCCGCTAACGAACTATGCATTCCTCAAGAGTTTTAATGTACTCATCATAATCAGTATCCACTGTAATCTCTTGACCAGAGAAAGCCACATTTAACCGATCCGTCCCATCGTGGATGATGCCAAATTCATGACAGTACATGAAAGAAGCTCCAGTTACATTACCCAGTTTGATAAGATCATCTTCGTGGATAATGTCAATAATCATCTTATCATATGTCTCTTCAAAGGTTGACTTTTTCGTTTTGAGGGGAGTATGAACCGTGACCTCGGTACCGTGGGATAGGTTAATAGTAGGCCATACACCGTATCTAGATTTGAATACAGCAAAGTGTTTCTTACAGTGTTCCGCACAGTGAATACTTTTAAAGCACATATACATAGGTATGGCCCGGTTATCAATCACAGTCAATAGACCACCAGAGGGTTTGTGTCTGATAAAATGGTACGCCATATAATCTGTCGAGAATGTTTTCTTTATCGTGAACACATAGAGGGGCGTCTCATCCACTTTGCGTATGCTGTGGGTTTCATGGACTTTTTGGTTTCGGCCACGAGATACTTATCAGCTGTGTAATAGGTACATCCTTTCATTATAAAACTGTGGACCCTGGCATAGCCCCACTGCTGCCCAGTGGCACCCGGACGGTGTCCCGTTTTCCACGCAGCCAGTCCTTTATCATAGACCTCCTTTATAACTCTGTATGGTATCCCAGTGACTCTCGCCTTTGCCTTGAGATCCCTGGCACCCGGATACAATTTAAAGAATGCCGAGGTGTACTTTGATGTTCGGGTCTTCATACCTTTGTCGGTTTTGAATGGCTTGTAGCTGTCACCCTTCAGAATCCTTTTGTACCTGGTGGTCACATCCTTCTTGGCCCGGAGCCCTCTGAAGTACTTGAGAGGAGCGTACACCTTCCCTTCAGAAGTTATCAAAGAGCTGATTATCTTTGCGAGATCCGCATCGCTTAGTGGTGCCATACTTATAACGGATATAGTATTCAGCTTCGTCGGGGGTGGGAAACCATCTACTACACACGTACACACAATCATTACTGTCCTGGACCCCTTTGAAATCACGGTAGTGCCACGCGTTGTATTCTTCATTAGGATCCATCACCTTGAGAAATGGTATGGCATAGCATATAGAAGCAAAATCTAGTCCATAGAATGTTACTTTATTTGTTTCGTCGTTCAACTCGCCTACGTGTTTCTCAAAGTGTACCTTCATACTTGTACATATGGAAAGGTAAAGTTCTATCTAGGTTCCGCAGTCTGGCCTTTTCCTTCATGGGGTGGATGTGGAACAATATAAAACACACAGCGTCGGCGAGGTCATGTCTCCTGGTGGCCTCTGAGAAAGTCGGGAAGTCCGATAGGTACGGTTCAGCCAGGGCGATGGTACAGTCTTTTCTCCGATCGTACTCATAGTGATTGATATTGAAGTGGCTATGCATGGCGTTGGGTGATACCAGGATGGTCTTTTCACGGTAGAGGTACATCAAGAGTGTCTCAATTTGTGTAAGACCCGTGGGAGGTTGTCGTTCAATGAGTATCCGATCCGCCGATTCCAGGATGTACCCGTACTCCTGGATAAAGTGAGCCATCAGATCAGCAAGTTCGTGGGTGTGAGGAATTGTACAGTCCCTCATACGTACTCGGTGATGGGGTATCTTTGTGATATCCACCAGATGAGCCGAATGGACCGTGACGTTAAAGTCCTCATCGGTCTCGGAAACGACCAGTGCCATGTTGTGGTACCCTACATCAATACCAATTATTATCATACGTATTGATAAAGAGTATGAACGCCTTAAGTCTTGTCGCGGTTCTCATACTTGTTAATATCTATCTGGTCGTGGTTCAGACGCAGTCGCAAACGTCGGTGCCCGTCATCGTTCAGACCAGACCCGTGGTGGAAGTGAGAAGGGAACCAGAATTCCGCAACGCTCCATACAAACAGTACAAGCCGCGCACCTTCCAACAGATGGGGGTACTACTAGGGGGTGAGGGTGAGGTCCTTCCTCTGTATGGTCGCGAGAGTCCAGGGTACCGCGATCGCTATCAGTACTATACCACCACACCAGGAGAGCAGATTTACCCACTCCCTATAACACAAGGGGACCGGGGGTGTACGGAGGACATCGGTTGTCCTGAGTTCTATGGCAATGAAGACGTATCCGTATTGGGTAAGACCGGAACCTATAAGGTGAACATGTATGAGACCGAACAACTTTATTATTGAGTAAATTTAATATGGCATGTCGCCGTGATTTTTGGAGAAACTCGTTACGGAGTCTCCATGTGTTACGAAGGCACTTCGAAGACCGAACAGGTGAAGAGTTCTTTGAATACCGTTGTATTATATTCAACAGTATTGACTTTCAACCGTGTGACCACAAGGGACCCTTAAAGCCAATGTATTATACCTATGGAGTGCCATCGGAATACTGGGTCTGTAAGGCGTGCTGCGAGACCACTCTATAATCCGAAAACAGCTGTAAACTGTATATCAGTGTCTTTCTTGAACCCATCCAGTGTGAAGTGTTTACAGTCAGGATTGACACCGTGCTCTATCATAGCCGATATAGCATCCGATATCATTATAGGCTCTCTTGCGGTCTTGCGGACTCTGATGAATTCTGATACCTGCGGTGGTCTAAACACATAACACGGACATTTGTATTCAATGCGTATAATCACATAAGGACTCCGCGACAACACCTCATCATCCTGGATCCGTATTTCAAACTGAGCTCCCGGAAACACCTTGTCCATTATTATTTAATCAAGAAGTTTTTTAACCCGATCTCTCTCGGTCGTCATCATAGCCATGTATCCACGGTTCGGACGGGTATACATGACTATACAGGATTCCATTATACGCAGAACCCTCTCGGCAACACCTCGTATAATCTTGATCTCATCTTCAGTGTAAGAAGGTTCGCGGGACAAACGAAAGAAGTGAATATCATCCTCGTGGACCCTCTCATAGACACTGTAGTATACCTCGCATGGTCTTATAGAGGGGTGCTTATAATTTATAGAATTCACGACAGACTCCATACAACTCTTGAACAGACATGGATACACGGATAAGAAGCTATTCTTTTTTCGATCCAGAAAAAGAAATTTGGTATACGGAACCAGATCATATGGATTTCGGAATTGATTTTTTACGCACTTCAGTTTGTGGGTCTGTTCGATGAGATCATTCACTTGCTTGCCGAGTATGTATATTTCTTCCCCTAAGTACACATGGCGTTCATACTCTTCCATCTTAATAAAACGCGTTATTTTCTTTTGATGTCCACCCCAAACTTTTCTTCGATAATCTTTGTGGCTCCGGAAATTGTCGGGTGACTCCACAGCAACCATCTGGACCAGAAGCCGGCGGTGTCAATGCCATCCCTCCGCCAGTTTTCTTTGTCACTTTTGGTAACCCGCAACATACACCGTTTCACTTCCGATGGGTTCGTTTCATCCATGGTTCTCTTGGGTACATTACCACCGTGCCTCTGAACGTACGATCGCATTCTCATGGGATTCTTGTGGATTGTGAAGTCCGAGTACCCCAACTGACCGAAGTCAACCTTCTTACCACTGGGAAGAATAACTCTAAATTTTTTGTCCTTTTTGGGACTCCTAAGTAATGTGATTTTCATTATCATATAATTATCTATTATAAAATAATGAAATGTGGCACAAGCAACACGAGGTTATATTAAAGGGCTGGGGTGAATCCTGTGCCTGCTATAGATACCTTCACAACAAAGCATACCAGTACTATCGTCGTCAGTCTGTCAAGTACACCGTACCCATCATAGTCATGACCACTCTATCAGCCGCTGCTAATTTTATGCAGGACGCATTTCCAGATAAGTACACACGTTACATTCCAGCTGGAACGGGGGCGTTAAACCTGGTCGCGGCGGTCATGACCACCATGTCCCAGTTCCTCCGTCTCAATGAACTCACCGAAAGCCATCGGGTGAGTAGTATACACTATGGTAAACTCGCCCGCTCCATACGGGTGGAACTTACACTCCCAGTCGAAGAGAGGAATCGCGATGGTAGTTACATGATTGAGATATCCAGGTCCGAATATGATCGACTTATGGATCAATCACCAGCCGTTCCAAGACACATCTTGTCCTACTTTGAAAAGAAATACAAAAACAAGGAATATACCATACCCGACATGCTGTACGCGAAGCCTATAAACCCCAGTGAAGGTAAGTTGGCAAAGAGAGGGTCCAAGAAAGAACAGAATTTTACCAACATGGGATTGCTCATGCGTGAACTGGAGGATATGAAGGAACGTAATATAATCACAAGTGTAAAGTGTGACCTAGACAGCTGCGAGCTGGGCATTGCGAATGGCTCCAGTCAAAACGTGAACCCTGAAAAGGAGGAAGACCAGGAGGAATAGTATGAGCAGATTAAAAGCTACACCACCAAATAATATAGGGCGGACCCTCCTCTTAATTGTCTTATTGTCAAAAATCATATCTATAGCTTGATTAGTGAAGTCGTCATCCATGGATGCGATCGTTAAAATCAATCGACAAAAAAAGATTTCACTTTTGGGGCGGGAGTCTTTTATCAGAACCATGAAAAGTGTACTCCGGGACAATAAGGTGGTATGCGTCTACGGAGATCCCGGGGTTGGTAAGACCCACGCGGTCATGAAAGCTCTTGAAGGAGAATCATTTGTCGAAGTGACTCCGGATGGTTTCAAAAAACTGGACACCCTATCAGAGTCTACATCCCACGTGTTGGTGGATGATATAGACACAGAATCATACACGTGGACACAGTTACTATCCCATGGTAAGCTATCAAAGGGTTCGACCATATACATTACCAACAATATCAAGAATGTAACCACATTTGATTGTATCCACCTGAAACAACTCGACACTTCCCACTTGATCGAACTCGCTCGAAATAAATTTCCAACCGTGGATCCAACCGACGCCATCCAGAGAGCCAAAGGGAATCTGAAAAACCTATTCAGCTATCTAGATGGGTGGGACGATAAGGATCTATTTATGTCTCCCAAGGATGTCGTCCACGATATGATATGTAAGAGCAATCTCGACGTATCCGACTATCTAGGAAGGTCGGTCGAAGAACACGGTTACTCATCGGGTGTAATCCACGAGAACTATCTGGATGCTAGAGGGATAGACGCACTCGCGGTATCCGAGAACCTGTCCATCGCAGATGTATACGACGATACGGCGTACCAAGGAAAATGGGAACTCCTTCCATACTTCTGTCACCACGGTATAGTAGCACCCGCGCTTGCTATAAACCACGGACTCATTCGGGAGTGTGTGAGACCCGGTAGCTCATGGACCAAATTCAACAACTTCAAAATGAGAAACAACAAATTGAAAACCATCCTTAGACGTCACACCGACCTAACCATGGATAAACTCAGATACATTCAAATCAAGTGTAGTACCGACCCACATGGTTCCGTGGAAACTCTAAGGTATTACAACTTGGTACCATCTGATATAGATGTTATAAACCATCTAGGAACCACAGCAAATATAAAGCCAAAGACGGTTAGATTTCTAAAGAATGCTCTGGGGGTCCAAGCACGACGATGATGACAACACAGACTCCTCCTCCAACGGGTGTGTGAGAGTGTCCAATGCCGATATATACTACTATGGAGACATAACATGTGAAAATGTTCTTGAATTCATCACAAAATTCAAGAACACCGAAATTGATCTTCTCAAAAAGGCTATTGATCTACCGGGGTACACCCCCACAATCACCATCCACATTAAGAGTGACGGTGGGGATATTTTTGCCGGACTGAGCGCCATGGATCACATCGGGGCTAGCAAAGTGACTGTCCACACCGTCGCGGAGGGTCTGTGCGCTTCCGCCGCCACCTTCATGCTCATGGCTGGTGACAAGAGGATGATGCTCCCCAACTCGTGCGTTCTGATTCATCAACTATCGAGCGGCGTCTGGGGGAAATTTGAGGATATGAAGAACGAGGTGGCAAATTGTGAAAAGTTTATGGCTATTATTACAGATATTTACAAAAACAACACGAATATACCCAACAAGAAATTAGAGGAAATGATGAAGAAGGATATCTATCTCACATCCACAGAGTGCGTGCGCTACGGGGTGATTGATAGTGTTTATCCTGATACCGCTTAAATAACACGATCGCACCAAGTGCCATACATAATATACAAATGATCGTAGCCGTGTTCAACCCGTCTTTGTCTTCTGGGATTTCTGTAATCCTTCGCAGACGACGATAGTCAACCACAGGTGGGCGGTACATACTATAATAATACAAAAGTGTTTTGAAGATCGTCCACAACCATGGATTCCAATCGGTTCAGAATCCTCGATTGAAAGGCGTCCGTACCGATTTCATTTTCGTGTATAACCACATATCTCGCGTCGAGTGTACTCTTTGTACACCACGTTAATAGGGTCCTATTACTATCCACGGGTGTTATCGTCTCGTACACGATTGTACCGTTCCCGTATCTTCTTATAAGAGTGTTGGGATACACAAATTCAGCTGTAAGTGGAACTGACAGACTGGTACATATTGTACGATCCACGAATTCACTGACCATGGATTCTTCCGCGAGTACATCTCTTGTCAACCCCTGTATACTATCAACCCAATTGGCATCCAAAACAACTTGACCGTTTACAAGTACTCCATCATCCGCATTCACCAACTCTCTACACATGGGTACACATTTACCGCGTGGTGTACTCCATACTATACCATGGGAGTCCGAAAGGTTATTTGAGTTCTGTGTGTACAACCAGTTGGACTTATCTATAATACAGCGCCTACCACCCCCTTTAACAGTCCCGAGAGCCCACGGGTGGCCCACGGGTACCCTTGATCGTATCATTTTATATTAAACAGTATATTATTATTAAGTTTAAATGTTGTACACCAAGGACAAGTCTGGTAAGACCAGATACTGGACGGTGTCGGTTGATGAAGAAGGAGACCAAGTGTTCATAACCAAACGTTACGGGGTCCACGGTGGAAAGGAAGTGGCCACCCGCACCGAGATCAAGGCTGGTAAGAATATAGGAAAAAAGAATGAGACTTCAAAACTCCGTCAGGCGCAATTGGAGGCTGAGAGTCTTTTCAAAAAACAGGTGGATGCCGGATATGTCGAAGATCTTGAAACACTTGAATCGAGGGTTCTCATACTACCCATGCTGGCCAACAAGTGGGATGATCGCAGTCACTATATTGAAGAACCCTTCTATATCCAACCCAAATTGGATGGGGTTCGGATGCTCGTGGGGAGACACGAAGGGAAACTGCTTATGCTCAGTCGAACCGGTAAACACGTCCACCACCTTCCACACATCCTAGATGAACTCCAGTGGTTGAAAGAAGGTGAATTTCTTGACGGTGAAAATTACAACGGATCCATCACTTTCGAAGAGATTACAGGGATGTGTCGGACCACTCTGGAATCTTCGGCCTCCATAAAAGATCTTCACCTCATCCAGTTCCACGTATTTGATATGTTCAACCTGTCCAATCTCTCCGAACCATTCACAAAGCGTCTCAAACGCATGGAGGCCGCACTCGGAACCAGGTCTTTCAAGTATATCCACGTGGTACCAACCAAACTCATAGAGTCGGGTGAACTGGTTCAACGGTATCACTCGACTTTTGTACAAGCCGGTTATGAGGGTATTATGATCAGAGACCGAAAGGGACCTTACACCCTGGCCGAACGCAGCAACAAACTCCTCAAGTACAAAAGCTTCCAGACTGAAGAGTACACCATCGTGAGCGCCGAAGAAGCCAGAGGGAAGGACAAGGGGACGGTTGTGTGGATCTGTCAGACCGCGTCCGGGCAGACGTTCAGTGTGAGACCCCGCGGAACGCATTCACAGAGAACCCAGTGGTTGCGGGACGCCAACCGGTACTATGGGAAGTTGCTTACGGTTCAGTTCCAGAATCTCACAGAGGGTGGAATGCCCCGTTTCCCTGTAGGTGTTACAATTAGAGATTATGAGTGATATATAATAAATGATAAAGTCATTCCCGGTACCGAGGAGGGTTGCCATCGATATAGATGAGGTTCTTTGCCCATTCTTTAACCCAATGGTTCAGAGGTCCGGTAGACCTTTACCACATGGAAAACATCCATATGATTACAGTAAAGCACTTGGTATAACAGCCAACGAATCGAAAATGATGGTAAGTGAATTTTATACCTCAGATACATTCAAAAATCTTATACCTATCGGTGAGTCACAACACTACATTCGGAGACTGAAGAATAAAGGGTTCACAATGTATACTGTCACCGGACGCCAATCTGAATCTAGAGAGGAGACAGAGAAGTGGCTCGATAGATACTTCCCAGGTATGTTCAAAGATCTGGTAATGTCAAACAGTTACACAGATTATGAGGTACCTAAGATAATGTTGTGTAAGAGCCTCGCCATTGATGTCATCGTGGATGATAACTTTCACACCTGTATAGAATGTGAAAACCACGGACTACAATCTATCAATTATGTGGGTGATCCCATGTATCCGTGGTGTGTAGGCGGCCCCGCGGCTGTTAAGAATTGGGAAGAAGTATATAAAAAGATCATTAATATATAAGTGTCAACCGGTTCATTCTCACCAAGGTCTGGCATATTTAGTATACGATCTCTCGTTTAAGACCGGTACACATCCAAACTGTTGGAGCTGATCTTATTGATACCTGTAAAAAGCCCACGCGGAGGGGATCCGGTGTACCCGTGGTGACATTTGAGTCTCTTAACTTTGCTGCGAAAATCTTGGTATTTCTTGGGTGCCGACTTCCAAAAGTCCCTCATGGACAGACGGAACCGATCAATCATCTCCCCATCCTCGTGAACCTCAAGATCCGCGGGCTTCTCGAGGACCCTCTCAACCTTACACGATCCAAACTCTGGATCTTTTAGGGTTGCCAGTTTGTAATTGATGTCCAATGCGGCTCCGTCTTTATTCTCCACCCAAATGTGCCAGCAACAGTCGCGATCGTTGATTATGAGGTACCCCTCCTTTATTGTGGATTCGGGTGTGATCTCATGGAGAAGGACCACGGCCTCTAGGGGGTGACCCTCCAATTTGTTCACACGGATATGGAGGGCGAGGCGGTCCATCTATTTATTATTGGGTGATAATCTTTACGTATACTTCATCAAGAACATAAGCAATTGACTTTGCTCCCAAGAAACCTGAGTACAAGTTTAGGAAGCGGTTTGAGGAGTACCTTGACCCTTCAGCATAGCCAAGAGTTCCTGAACCTGACTTTCTAATGTTGCTATCCTCGCTTTATCCGCTTGTTGTTGCCGGTCAACCTCTTGGAGTGCTGAGGTGGCTAAAGTCCAAATGTGATCCTTTTTAAGAAAGGTGAAATCATTCACATACTCACCCATTACGAAAACCTGCTCTCCATCAACGTTCTCTTTGACCTTGATTGAGTGTTCGTCAATTATTTCCTCAATTGTAAGTCTTTCATCACCAGTTGTGGTTTTACAATCAAGTAGAGTATTCGCAGTCAGGTTTGAGGTGTTGAAGTTGGTGAAGGTGATTACGTTTGCAGAAACATTCGCCAATTCGTAGATATTTGGGATTGCGTCATAACGCTTACTGGTGGCTAAGGGCAACACCTCCTCTACCTCTTGGGCTATGAAACCCATAACTCTCTCAGTCCCGCGACCTATCGTATCCTTGTATGTGTACGTCTTGGGTTTCAACAGACGCAGTTTATCCAGAGCCTCCGTATCACTCACGTCCTCTATGTTCTCCTTGATACGCTCGTCAGACGAAGTCATAGTTCCTGCGTGAGAGGCGATATGCTGCTTGGAAACTATATCGCCTTCGGCAAAAATGGATACATTAGGAAAAAAAGAAAAAGAATTGGAATCGATAGGCTTATCGTGCCTGAAAAATATCGCCGTGTTTGAGGTTGTACCATTTGTTCCTTCCGCCACGTGAAGTCTCGCTAAGGGTGTGGTCTTTCCTATACCTACGTCGCCATTGATATTTAGACCGACATTAGTAAAATACTCCGTGACGTTGTCTGTCTTCGCAGACCACTCCAGAGTTCCAGTAGGGGTCGTAGCCGAATAAGTACCATCATAATTCACGGCGGACGCTTTAGCCTTCATAGTAACATTCATATACCCAAACTGAGTAATCTTGATATATACTCTAAAGTATTGTGACCCTTCGTCATACACCAGAATGTCCTGTTCGCCCATAAATCCGCTTACAACACCAGCAGTCCTTAACGTTCCAAGACGAGCGGACATCGTCAGGTTAATCACGGCAATCCCTTCAGTAGGATCGTTGTGTCCTCCTATCATACCTTCAAGGTGTATATCGCCGTTAGTTTGACCTATAAGACCTAACTGGTAGTATTGAGTACCTGTGATACTCGTATGGTCTTTCATTATGTTGTGAGTTGTTATAGTCCCCTGTTGAAGTGTAAAGGGTGAGCCACCAGTAGAAGACTCCACGACGTGGAGTTTTGCCGAGGGTGAACTTGTCCCTATACCCAAGTTGCCGTCAGTTGTTAAACGCATTCTTTCTGTCCATGTTGTATTATTATTATTACTCGTCGCCCAACGAGGAAACGAGCCGTTGAAATAGTAATAAGTAAAGTTTCTACCGGAAGCGCCAGCAGTATTACTATAGTGGTGCATATATCCGTTTCCGACGTCGTCTACTTGTATTCGTACATT